ACTTTGGTGCTACAGGTGCTTCAGAAGTAATATACTTTGGAAATGCTACAGGCTATGTATATCAGATGGAACAAGGTAACACACAAGATGGCGCACATATTGCCGCTACATTTGCTACACCATTTATGCCTGTTAATGACCCAAGGATACGTAAGACTTTTTACAAAGCATTTCTTTACACAGATCCACAAGGTAGTGTGGCATTTGATTTAAGTTTAAAGTTAGATTTTGACGAATCAGGTATAATACAACCAGCACCTATTAACATTCAAAACACACAGGGTACTGTTGGTTTCTTTGGACAAGGTACATTTGGTGTAACATCATATGGAGCCAAGCTAGTTAAACTATTTGAAAGTCAAGTTGTTGGTTCAGGATTTGCAGTTTCATTCTTGTTTGATTCTGCTACAGAGGCACCGCCGTTTTCCCTTGACGCATTAACGGTAGAATATGCCACTAACTCAAGAAGGTAAAAACTATGGGAACAGGATACACTAGAAACGATACAGCTAATAATATTGCTGATGGTAACGTAATTAACGCTGCTGACTTTGATGGCGAATATGATGCCATTGAAGCAGCCTTTAATGCTACCACAGGACATACACACGATGGTACTGCTGCAGAAGGTGGTCCTATTACTGTGGTTGGCCCTGTGCAAGATGTGGTTGTGTCGTCTACAGAAATGCGTCCTAAGACGACTAACACACTAGACCTTGGTACATCTTCTCTTGAGTATAAAGACCTTCACCTTGCTGGTACAGCAAACTTACCTACCGTAGACATTGACGCAGGTGCTATTGACGGAACTACCATTGGTGCTAATAGTGCTGCTGCTGGTACATTTACTAACCTTACAGGCAGCACAGACCTTACGTTAGCTAGCGGCGCAACTGTGACTGCTATTCTTGACGAAGACACAATGACTTCAGATAGTGATACAGCACTAGCTACGCAGCAATCTATTAAAGCATACGTAGATTCTCAAATAGGTGGAGCAGATGAACTCAGTGAAGTACTTTCTAACGGTAATACTACTGGTGGTAATAATATTGATGTAGATGATAATGACAGAATCCGTGTTGGTGCTAATCCTGATTTAGAAATATATCACGATACTGCATCTAATCAAAGTAGAATTTTTGCAGCAGGTACTGGTGATTTGCGTATTGCTGCTACAGATTTAAGATTGTCTGCTACTGCTGGTACTGAAACATACTTACATGGTACTGCTAATGGTGCTGTAGACATCTACTATGATAACTCTATTAAACTTTCAACAGAAAGCACAGGCATTGATGTTACTGGAAATGTAGATTTATCTACTGATGCATCTGCTATTAATCTTGGTGCAGGTAGCGAAGTAAATATTACACACGTAGCAGATACAGGCGTAACACTAAACGTAGAAAACTCTACAACAAACGCAGTAACTGATGTTCTTAAACTACAAGCACAAAGCAGTGGTACACCTGCTGTCGGCATCGGTACTGGCGTTGAGTTTTCCACTGAAACTGCTTCAGGTAACTTAGAAATTGGTGGCGTTATTGAGTCATCAGCCAGCGGCTTAACACCTACATCTGAAGAATTTGACATGATATTCAAAACCATGTCAACTGGTACTGCTGCTGCAGAACGCTTAAAGCTGAATGGTTCGGGTGCTACTGTTGGTAATGTCAATGTAGATGGCAACACTGTTAGCAGCACAGATACTAACGGCGATATTAACCTATCACCAAACGGAACTGGTACAGTTGTAATTAATACAGACCTCGATGTTGATAATATTAATATTGATGGTAATGCTATTACAAGCACAAATGCTAACGGTAACATTGAACTTACTCCTGCTGGCACTGGAGAAGTTGACATTACCAAGGTAGACATTGACAGTGGTGCTATTGACGGTATTACTTTAGGTACAAACAGTCCTGTTACGGAAGCGCAAATTGACAATATTAATATTGATGGCAATGCTATTACATCTACCGATACAAACGGTAATATTGCACTGACACCAGATGGCACAGGCGAAGTTGATATTAGCAAAGTTGATATTGATGGCGGTGCTATTGACGGTGTAACTATTGGTACTAATAGTCCAGTAACAGAGTTACAAGTAGATAATATAAATATTAACGGCAACAGTATTATAAGTACAGATACGGCTGGAGACATTATACTTGATCCTAATACCACAGGTAATGTTTTTATAGGCAACTTTGAATTTGACGCAGACCAAAGTATAGGTGCGGGTCAAGATAATTATGTGTTGACATATGATAACACTGGTGGTACAATACAGCTTGAAGCATTACCGGGAACAAGTATATCAAGTGATACATCACCTGCTCTTGGTGGTACACTTACTGCAGATGGCTTTAACATTGAGTTTGATGACAGTGGTGCAGCAACAGATGATCGCTTGCGGTTTGGTACAGGTAATGACCTAGAGATTTATCACGATGGTACTGACAGTATTATTGATAATGCTACAAGTGAAGGTAGCATCAAGATTCAAGATACATCATCTACTGTATTAGAGATTGGTGCAGATGAAGTTACTGTAACAGGACGTGCATTAAGTTCAGATGGAACTGATGCTGTTACAGCAGAAGATGATGCTAGTTTTGATTTATCTGCTAATACTAATTTTGAATGTACCCCTACTGCCGATGCAGAAATTACATTTTCTAATATTGTAGAAGGTCAGTCAGGCAATATTAAGTTTGATAACTCTGGAGGACACGCTATTACTGCGAATGCTGTAGTTGCAATGAATGCATCAGCACTAACTGCTCTACAAACAGCAGGTGTATATCACTTAGCTTATTATACAGTAGGTACATCAGGAACAAACGATGTGTTATTATCAGTATCAGGTTCACTGACATCAGAAGGTGTGTAATTAAAATATGAGTATTGTAAAAGGAAATCATGCTGGACTGGGCGGTGCGGGTGCGCCGGGTGGACCGTTAAGTGGCGGCGGCGGTGACTTCGCCTATCCTACTACTATAAATCAATCTCTGCGGTTTGATGGTTCTGCGGCATATCTAAGTAAAAATGATTTTGGAACTTCGACAGATGTAAACAAACGAACTTTTTCAACTTGGATAAAACAGTCTAAAGTACGTTTTGCAACTTACGATAGTATTATTTGTGCTGCCGCTAGTGGTATTGAAGGTATTATTTTTGAAGATACTGAAAAAATAGGACTCATAGAAAATAGTTCCACATATTTTTCAAATGCCCTATTTAGAGATCCTACAGCTTGGTATCATGTATTTTTTACATTTGACCATTCAGCAGGTGAGTATAAACTTTACATAAATGGTTCTTTAGAAAAAGGTGTTTCTGGAGCCACAACCAGTACAATGGATAAACTTATCAATACTGGTCATCTAACCACAATAATGAAACGAAGTAACGCTTCTCAGTATATAGATGGTTATCTTGCTGAAACTGTTGCTCTTGATGGCTATATTGGCGATATAAATGATTTTGCAGAAGATATTAATGGCGTTTGGGTTCCAAAGAATCTTTCTAGTGCTGGGTTTACTTATGGAGTAAATGGATTTTATTTTACGTATAAAAGTTCGGATATAAACACCACAGGTAGTTCTAGGGATGACCCTTATGGATCAGCTACGGATCAACCAAACAATACTATTGCAGATAATTCTGGTCAGGGAAATCACTTTACTATAAATGGTATAACTGCAAACGATGTTGTGCCGGATACACCCACTAATAATTTTTATACTATGAATCCTAATATGAGGCCGGAAACAGCAACAAGTAGTAGTACTTATCCTGAAGGTGCTATAGGTTACAAAAATAGTAGTGGTAGTTATCAAAATGGTGGTTATAGCAGTGCTGCAATACCCGTATCTGGAAAATGGTACTTTGAAGTTTATGTAAAAACCAAAGGCGGATCACCCGGAATAGGTTTTCAGACTATTGACAGAAGTATATTCTCAAGTTACAGAGGTTATTTTGATTACAGTGGACCGGGCAGTTACTCCAATCAAATACCTTTATACAACTCTACTGGAAAAATTTATTATGGTCCTACAAGTGGTGGCAAAAACGAAGTTACAGGCCAAGACACTTGGACAACAGGAGATATTATTCAAGTTTTTGTAAATGTTGATGACAACGAAGTATATTTTGGAAAAAATAATACTTGGCAAAATAGTGCGGACCCAGATGCTTTAACAGGTGGCCTTTCAATGGGGCTTGCAAACCCATCAGCAGGTAGGGTTGTTCACGCTATGGCACTAGCATATAGCAGTGGAGAATATCTATTTAATTTTGGTCAGGATGATACCTTTGCTGATAATAAAACAACCGGTTCAGCAGAGGCATCTGACGCAAACGGTGTAGGCGATTTTTATTATACCCCGCCAACAGATGCGTTAGCTTTATGTACTTCCAATTTACCAACACCAGCTATTGGCCCAAATCAAGATGCTGGTTTGCAAGTTGACGATCATTTTGAAACTATTCTTTATACAGGCACAGGTGGAGAACAACACATTGGTTCGGGTGGCGTACAGCATCCTCAAGATGTCACTACTATTGCTAATAGTCTTAGGTTTGAGCCTGATGATGAGCCAGCATTATCAAAAAGCGATTTTAGCACACAGACTAATACTAAAAAAATGACAATATCTGTATGGGTCAAACGTGCTGGTCTAGGTGCTAGAACAAATATTATATTTGCAAAAAGTGGTAGTAGTGCTTTTTTACAGTTTGATTCAAGTGACAAAATAACATGGAATGCATACAATACGGGATATACCAGCTTTACAAGTGATAGAGAATTTAAAAATACATCAGCTTGGTATCACATTGTTGCTCAAGCGGATAGTCAAGACCAAACTGGCGCAAACATACATAAGGTCTATGTAAATGGAGAATTAATATCTGGAACAACCAGTGGATCATTTGTGCCGGATGATACAGCCACCATGTTATTGCGTAATGGTGTTACTACTTATATTGGTGATGACACTGATGGTGCCTATCACTTTGATGGCTACCTTGCTGAAATGAATGTAATTGATGGTAGTATAGTTGATCCAACAGAATTTGGTCAATTAGGTTCTAATGGTTATTGGATTCCAAAGGCAGTGTCGGGTTTAACATTTGGCGATAATGGTTTCTATCTTGACTTCTCTGATAACTCAACTGCTAGTGCATTGGGTACAGACAGTTCAGGTAAGGGTAATGATTTTACACCGTCTGTCAATATAGAAACAACTGACCAGATGGGTGACAGTCCTACACAGAACTTTGATACTTGGGATCCAAACAATAATTATAATTACAATGCACCAACTGAAGGAAATCTTCGTGCTTTAACTAGCGGCAATAACGGAACGCAGCGATCTACTTTTGCTGTATCATCTGGAAAATGGTATTGGGAAGCTAGAAACGGAAGTGCAGGTTCTGGTAGTATGGTAAGACTCATTGGTATCGCTAAAAAAGATACAACTATAAGTAGTATCCCATATAATAATAGCGATTGTTATTTATACTACGATCAGGGCAATATATATAATGGCGGAGATCAGGGGTCATACGGTGACTCTTGGAGTGCTGATGGTGACATAGTCGGTGTTGCATTTGATGCGGATAATGGTGCGCTTTGGTTTAGTAAAAACGGTACTTGGCAAAATAGTGCAACAGCATCAGAGATAGCGGATGGCACCACAACTAACGCAGCTTTTACGGGCATTGAAGGTACTTATCTTATGATGGTTAGTAAGACAGGTGGCACATCAAGCAATGACCCACATCATGCTAACTTTGGGCAGGATCCAACTTTTGCTGGAGATGAAACAGCACCAGCTACGGATAAAACGGACGCTAATGGTTTAGGTAAATTTTTCTATGATGTACCTACAGGTTTCCTCGCATTAGTAGACGACAACATTCCCAAAGAAGGTATAGATAGTCCGGATTTTGTATGGATTAAAGAAAGAGATGCTAATGTCCATCACTATTTATTTGACACAATTAGAGGACCAAAAACATATGTACAATCTAGTGTAGCCCATAGTACATCAGAAGCCACAAGAACAGATGATACTACTTTAATATCTTTTGATCCTCAAGGATTTACCATTGGCTCTAATGGTGATGTTAATGGAAGTGGTGATTCATATGTAGCTTGGATGTGGAAAGCAGGTGGGCCTTCTCCTACACGAAATTATACTGTAAAAGTTGATGCAGATGCTAGTGATGGCGATCAAAATAAATATTTGTTTGATGGAAATACAACTATATATGCTCCTACATTAACACTACAACCGGGTGGTACATATACATTTGACCAATCAGACAGTAGTAATACAGGTCATCCACTTCGTTTTTCTACTACATCAGACGGTACTCATGGCGGTGGCTCAGAATATACAACGGGTGTAACAACAGCAGGTACGCCGGGTACTGATGGTACAACAACTATAGTTCTTGCAAGCGATGCACCAACTTTATACTATTATTGTTCATCACATAGTGGTATGGGTGGACAAGTTACTCCTAATACAAAACGTGGTTCAAGTAATTTTAAAGGCGGTAAAGAATCAATTGTAACTGCTAATCAAACTGCTGGATTTAGTATAGCTAGTTATGTTGGAGATCATACTTCTGCTGGTCTAAGCGGTAGACCTGTTGGTCATGGATTATTAAAACAGACAGAATTTACGCTTATTAAAGATCGTGGTAATAATAGTAATAACGACAACTGGAGCCTGTCATCAACACATATAGGTGATGATTATATATATTGGACTAGCATGAATCCAACTGGAACTGCACAAGTATACCCAACGTCAGGAAATGATGAAACTGTAACTGTTGGCATTTCTGGTACAACTGCCGCAACTAGAACAAATAACGAAGATAATCACAATTTTATTATGTATAATTTTCATTCAGTGGATGGTTATTGTAAGCTGGGAAGTTATGAAGGAAATGGTATTGCGGAAGGTCCTTTTGTTTACACTGGGTTTAAGCCAAGATGGGTTATGATAAAATGTTACGAAGGAACAGGTAACTGGTTTATATTAGATTCAGTAAGAAGTCCTATCAATGAAATGGATGATAGACTTGATGCTGACAACTATAATGATGAAGACACATCAAATGCAGACATAGACTTTTTAAGCAATGGGTTTCAGATACGCACCGCTTCAACAGCAGGTATAAATCAAAACAATAATGGGCATTTCTATATTGCATTTGCTGAATGTCCATTTAAATATTCTAATTCTAACTAGGAGATATAATAATGCCTTGGAAACACGGACACAAAATATTAAGACCGGGAACAGCTTGGACAGATAGCAATGGAACACTGCATTCTGGTTTGTGGATGAGGTATAATGATGCGTTTAAAGCAAGATATAATATTGTGTGGGAAGAGCCAGCCCCAGTGCAAGAACCTGTTGACAACCGTTTTTATTGGGGTCGTAATCTTGACGGCACACTAATACCAAAATCACTAACTGACATAAATGAAGTCGATGAAGATGACAATCCTATATTAGACGAAGGCGGCAATCAGGTTGTAACACTTGGCCTCAAGTCAATCCACAAAGCACAAACAAAAGAACAGGCAGGTTTGTTGCTTGCACCAACCGACTGGCACATCGTAAAGGCTGCTGAAGTATCTGGGTATACTGTACCTAGTGAAGTCACAACATATCGTGTAGCGGTACGCACAGCAAGTAATACAATAGAAACTGCAATAGACAATGCAGCAGACTTGGATGCTTTTATTGCTCTGTTTGATATTCCAGTAGATGATAACGATAATCCAACAGGTAATGCGCCGATAAATGACTGGCCTGACGAGATTTAAACATGGAAATGACAAGCCTCATAGATATACTTATTGGTTTAGTTGTAGCTGGCCTTGCATGGTTTTTGTCTGACCAAAGCAAAGAGCAGAAGCGGTTGAACATTTTAATAAACAAAACACGTGAAGAGTATGCTACACGCAATGAACTCCGTGATGATATGAGGCAGGTTATGGAAGCACTACATCGTGTAGAAGATAAACTAGATAAAGTATTGAGTAGGGAACTGTAAAATGGCAATGTTTAAAGCATTTAAACCTAGTGGCATGGAGAAGATAGCACGGTCTATGGGCTATCAAGGTAATATGCAGGGATTTCAAGACTTCCTTGCACAAGACCCTATGAAACAACAGAAGATGAATGACTATACAAACAAAGCTATGCAGATGGCTAAAGGTGGTGTAGTTAAAAAGTTTCAGACAGGTGGGTCAGTGCAACCAAATGCAGTATCTTCGGATGGGCCGGGTATTACGCAGGAAACAGTTAAACGTATTTACGATCCTACATTACCAACAGGTGGTGTCACTACTCCTCAACTAACACAGTACGATACTGGACAAGAGTTGCAGCCCGGTGTAGGTACAGTTACTGGACAAGTTGGGGTGGGAACACAAACAGCTAAAGCATATACAGCACCACCTGTAACTCAGCCTACTCAAGCTAATTTAATGCAAGCAGATACTGCTACTGCTAATGTAGATGCTGCTGTAACAGCTACTCAAGCTGCACAGTCAAATCCGCAAGACCCACGCACACAAGTAACTGCCGCACAGCAGACTGCTTCATCTGTAGGTAACTTGCAAGCAGCACAGGGAAATGCAATACTTATTAACAATCCTGTACAGCGTCAAATACAACAAGGCGAACTGATTAGTGGCACAGGTGTTGATGCTACTAAAGCTGCACAAGTAACTGCACAGACAGATGCTGCTGCTGCACAGGCTAATCCATCTGCACAAACTATGGTGGCTACACAGCTTGACGGTTTGATGCAGCAGTTTCAAGGCGGTGCTACACCAGCATGGGCTGCAGGGGCTATGAGGGCTGCTACATCGTCTATGGCTGCTCGTGGGTTAGGTGCATCATCTTTGGCTGGTCAGGCTATTGTACAGGCTGCTATGGAGTCTGCAATGCCTATTGCAATGGCAGATGCACAGACAGTAGCCAAGTTTGAATCGCAAAACTTATCTAATAGGCAGCAATCAGCAATGCTGGCTGCAGAGCAACGTGCTAGGTTTATGGGCCAAGAGTTTGACCAAGCCTTTCAAACAAAGGTAATGAACGCTAGTAAGATTAGTGACATTGCCAATCAGAACTTTACAGCAGAGCAGCAGGTACAGCTAGAAAACTCACGTGCTGCTAATACAATGAACCTGCAGAACCTGTCTAACTCACAGGCTCTTGTAATGGCTGAAGCATCTGCACTAGCACAGTTGGATACAGCTAATTTAAGCAATCGTCAGCAAGCTGCAGTACAGAACGCACAAAATTTCTTACAGATTGACATGGCTAACTTGTCTAATCGCCAGCAGACTGAACTGTTCAAAGCACAGCAGCGTGTACAGGCAATGTTTACAGATCAAGCTGCAGAGAATGCTGCAAGACAGTTTAACGCTAGTTCACAGAATCAAGTTGACCAATTCTTTGCAAGCCTTGCATCTCAAACTTCACAGTTTAACGCAACACAACAAAATGCACAGTCACAGTTTAATGCAGGTCAAGCTAATACTATTGAGCGTTTTAATGCTGAGTTGAATAATCAGCGTGACCAGTTCAATGCACAGAACCAGCTTGTGATTGCACAAAGTAATGCACAGTGGCGTAGGCAGATTGCCACAGCAGATACTGCAGCTATTAATCGTGCTAACGAACTTAATGCTTCAGCAGTGTTGGATATTAGTAAGCAAGCATACAGCAACTTATGGAACTACTATTCAGATACGATGGAGTGGGCATGGACATCTGCTGAAAATCAAATAGACCGTGTTAACGCTTTGGCTATTGCAGAACTGGATGCTAAGACACGTAGCACAATTGCAAATGAGCAATCTTCTGGTGCTGCTGGTAATGCTATCGGTGGCTTGATTGGCACACTAGGTTCTGCATGGATTATGTCGGGTGGCCTTTGCTGGGTTGCCCGTGAAGTGTATGGCAAACAGAATGTACAGTGGTTTATCTTCCGTACATGGTTACAGTATGATGCACCAAAATGGTTTAAAAAATTATACATGACACACGGTGAAAATTATGCTAAACTAATAGCTAAAGTACCGCCATTAAAATGGGCAACTAAGAAACTTATGGATATGGTAGTAGAAAAAAAGAAGGAGAAGCATAATGTCTCGTGCGCTTACTGATATAGTTAAAGCATATTACAATATGGATATTGAAAATATGCCTAGCGATAAGCCTGAAAAACCTACAGGTGGATTGCTATCTAAAACAACCGCAGGTAACAAGATGAGTGAGGGTTTAGATTTATCTAATCCAGCAGTTCGTGTAGCAAAACAAATGCAGGTTATACGTAAACACAGGGGTGAAATAAAAAATGGCTGAAGAATTTTTTGATGCTCCTATTCCCGGTATGTCACTAACGCATGAGTTAGGGGCAAGACCTTGGCAACAACCATCACAGTTTTCTACTGTAGATGAAGCCATTGAGTATTATATGGCAAGCATGACAACAGAAGAGTTTATGGATCAGATTATTGAAGTGTTAGAATTAGGAGTTCCTGTAACCTCTATTGCTAATAGTATGCAACTGTCTAGCGTTATGGAAGGTAAACATACTGTAGATGTAGGTATGCTTGTAGTGCCAATACTTATGGAATTAATTATGTTGTTAGGTGATAGTGCAGGTATTGACTATGAAACAGGTTTAACTAATCCTGATAAAGATAAGCCACGTAATTCAGCGTTAGCTAAATACGCAATGGAATATAAAAAGAAACTAAATAAAGTAGATACTGAAGAGTTAAAGAAAGACGAAGAGTCTGATATAGAAGAACCTAAAGGTTTAATGGTGAGGAAGAAATAATGGGATTATTTAGCGGCAGTTTTGGTAGAGGTCTTTTAACTGGTTTTGCATCTAGTGTCGATAAATCTATGCAGGACGCTTTAGAAAGACGTAATAGTGAACTTAGTGAAGCACGTAAGTATATAAAAACTAGAAACGCTGCGAAAGAAGATGCCTATCAAGCAAGAAAGTTAAAAGTTGACCAAGAAAATAAAGAAGCCTTTGAACTACTTGCAACAGAGTTGGGTGGAGATGTTGACTTTACAGCAGCCGCCTTTGAAAGATTAGGTAGTGCAGAAAAGGTAAAAGCATACTTAGCTAATGTTGATAAAACAAGAGCAACTTTACAGCCGGGACAAAAATACGATGCGGCGGCTGATTTTGAAGGTTATGTCAGAGGTGAAACACCCATTACTCAATCTGCTTTTCTCGCAAGTAAATCTCCTGAAGCACCCGATCTTACAGTAAGTTCGTCTATGTTTGAAGTAGATGACCCTATTGGAAGACTGTTTGGTAGAGAAGGACAAGCTGCAAAAAGAGCAGCAGATAGGATGAATGCAAGCGTAGCCAGCACTGCATCTGCTGCACGGCCTTCTCTTACAGGCATGGGTAAAGTCAGTGGCTTAGACTTTACTAGGCAGGTTGCTGCTCAAGAAGCTGGGTTTGCAGCTACTGAACGAGCAAGAGACACACAACGATTTGATATGGAAGTAGGTGCGTTTGACCAAAACGCTAAACGCATTGACCAAGCTATGCAGATTGCTGACGCCGCTGAAGCACGTGCTAACAGAAAAGAGGCTACAGATGCAGACCAACGTGCTAGAGACAACGCCCGTCAAGACGTAGCAGACTTACAGAGGCAGCAGCAACTAGAACGTGAAGCTGAAAATCATATCTTGAGTAAAAGAGCAGCAGAGCAAGGTATTACTCTAAATGAGTTGAAAATACAGAAAGAAAAATCTCCACCAGAGTTTAAAGACTTTGAGGAAATGTTTGTGTATGCTGAACAGAAGTTGGCTCAAGGCGGTCTTACACCACAACAACGTAATGATTTTGATGCACTAAGACAAAGTGCGATTGATGGTACGCAAGCGTGGAAAGAAGCTAACCCAGAGGCTGATGATGATGCCCAGTTCTCCCCACAAAGTGTAAACGCTGTATTTAATGCGCAAATTAAAAGAACTATGGGTAAAGCAGGATTATATGATGGTGTAGCAGATAAAGTTAAACAAATAACAGAAGGTAATGCCGAATCTTATTTCGATAACTTTAATCAGGCTATAAATGCCGTAGAAACTACGTATGGTACAAGTGACGAAACTATGCGTAATGCGATAGAGGCACAAGAAAATGTACTTGCACAAGATGTAAGGGCATTTATTGATAAACAGTTGGCTATACCTGCACAAAAATCCAAGCGGTTAAAAGTATTTGATGGTTCCCCAGATGAATTGATAGATAATGCCTATACTGCTAACGCTTATTCAAAGGGAGATATTGTGCAGTATAATGAAAATGGCGTTACTAAATACGCTATATGGACTGGTAGAGATTTATATGACGGGGACTACTAATGTCTTCTTTACGAGAACAACTAAAACTAAAGAGGCAGCAGTCTTTTACTGATGATGCTTTATCATCTGATATTCAGGATGATGAGGAAGAAGGTCAAAGTCTTAAAGATAAATTAAAGGCTAGGAGACTACAGGCAGCACAAGCAGAACAAGATGAAGTTGTAACTGCCCCCGACACTACTGTAGTATCTTTAAAAGACAGACTAAAAGCTAGACGACAGGGGCAGCAATTAGATACTGCTGTCTCAACAGAGCCTGTAGATACAGGTGAAGTACCTGAAGGCTTTAAGGCTGTTCCTCAAGTACCTACTGGTGATGCACCAGAGGACTATCTCCCCAAACTAGAACCCATTGATGCGCCTACACCAACAGTGTCAAAACAGACTGACTCTGCGTTTAACTATGCCCGTACTGCAAAAACAGCAGAGGAACTTAGTAATATTGGCAGTGTAATACCAGAAAACTTTATAGAGGAATCTATAGCAGAACCTTTCCAGCCTATTGTAGAATGGATTGGTAAAGCAGCAGGTAAAGACATTAGAAATCTAGCTGTAGCTATGGAAGCTGTGTCGGACACTACTGCTAATGTTGGGGTAGCCTTAACTAAAGGATTAAAAGCTGTCGGAGTTGACATACCTTTTGAGGACAGAGTAGGCGGTGAGAAGTTTGCTGGTGATATGGGTATGATGTTAGAAATGATGGAGAATATGGTTCCCGGTGCTTCAGCGGCTATGCGTCCCGTAAGAAAACTATTTAGAGAAGCCAAGCAGACAGCCAAGTTAAAAGCAAGGGGTGAGAAAGCCCGTGCTAAACTACTTGACCGTAAGATGAACATCAACAAGGCCAAGGAAGCTACAGCAGAAGAGATAGCAACTAAGACGGCACGGGCTGAACAAGTTGCGGCGGAGAACGTAGACTTAAAGAATGAACTTATTGTAGGCTTTGAGGAACAGACAGGCAAGACTATCTCAACTGTAGTAGATGGTGTGCGTGTAGTTGATGATGAACTAGCACGTAAAGCTGGTAAAGAAACTGCTGAAGAGATAAGTTTTAAAGAAACTAGAAGTGAGACAGCTAGAGCGTTAGGTCTTGGTGATGTCGAGGCTGATGATGCAGCTAAACTAGCTGGCGTTGGTGATACACTTACTGCGCCTATACTCAAGCCAGAGAAGCTAGATGGTTTAGTTGCTGCAGCATCTGACCTAAAGACTAAGTATCCTACAGCGTTTGATAATGATAAGACTGTAATAGATAACCTACTTGACCTGACTATCAACAAAGAATTGATAGCGGGTGACGAACTCATCGACACACTGAACAAGTACAATGTATCCTTTGAGGATTACATTCTTACTGTTGTAGGGTCTGGCTCAGAGGCAGGTAAAGTACTCAACAAGCTGTCTCAGATTAAACGTGCAAGGCCCCTAAATGAGATGCAAGACTTGCAACGTGCAGCTACACAGGCACGTCAAGGTGCTATACGTAATAACATTATGCGCCTAGAAGGTATACGCCGTGGTGGTCTGGTGTCTCAACTTGCTACCGCTGCACGTAACCTACAGTCTGCAGGTATTCGTTCACCCATGGATTCACTAGGTAACGTAATGGATACTGCTTTATATAATATGGGCGAAGCAAAAGGTGTGGGTGGTAAGGCTGCTGCTGGTGCTAAGTCTCTTATCAGTAAAGAAAACTGGAAGGATAGCTTTGCCAATATGAAGTATATGTTTGGCCCTGAAAACAGACAGGATGCCAAAGATTATGTTGACTTTATCTTGGATAGACCTGAACTAGCCAAGCAGTTTGACCTTATGTTTAACCAGCTTAACGAATTACAGGCGGCTACTGGTAGGGGTATGGCACGTAAAGAGCAAGTAGATAATTTTATAGAGGCGGCTAGACAACGTGCCAAAGACACTAAAACAAAATTTGATTTAAAGAAAGCTAGACGGGAAGCTGAAGCGGCTGCTGATGCTACACCAACATTAGGTAAAGGTGTAGATACAGTGCTATCTGAACTAGAGGATGGTGTCAGCGTACTAAACAGTGCTAACCGCTGGCAAGAATACCTTGTACGTAGGGGTGCATTCCTTGGTGAACTAGAACGCCTAGTCAAGCGTGAATATAAGATTGATTTAATTGACACGTTGAATGATGGCAAGATTAAAGACTTGCTCAATGATTCAACTACAGTGCGTCCTAAAGGGGCTAGGTCATTCAATGAACTGGTAGCTGATGCTACTAACAATGCACTAGATGTAACCTACGCAAAGCAGCCTGACATCGGCGTGTTCAGAGAAGCTACATCATTCATTACTCGTAATGGTTTGACTGTTGTAATGCCATTCCCACGTTTTATGTTTAACTCAATGGAGTTGATGGGTAATTATGCGGGTGGTGCATCTATACCCTTGACAAAAAAGATTATGGGTCAAATACCTAAAGGCACTAAACTATCCGCTAAAGATAGACAACGTATCTCACGTAACCTAGTAGGTATAGGCGCAGTTGGTGCAGCTTACATGGCTCGTAGTGGTGAGGATGCACCTGCAGACTATAAAGAGATTAATGTAGGCGATGGTACAGTGATGGATACTACACCACAGTTTCCGCTACGTCAGATGCTATACTTAGGTGAAGCAACTAAGCGTATAAAGGATGGTACGTTTGATGACTTTTGGAATGGTAAAGAGTTCGCAGAAACATTCTTGGGTACTAATATACGTGTAGGTGTAGGTAATAGCCTTGTAGATGAAGTGGTACAGCTTGCAGGTGACTCTGACTTAACTAGAGATGAAGTTGCAGCAAGGCGTGTAGGCCGTGCGTTAGGTAACTATCTATCTACTTGGGCTGTACCGTTTGCACAGATAATTGACAGTGAACGTGCGCTAGGTATACGGGGTGAAACATACAAGGATGTAGCACAAGACCCTACACTAGAGTTTGGTTCTACATTTGGGAAGGAAGTTAAAAGACCTTTTGATGCTCGTGGTTTTACAACGTCGCCAAAAGAAGAAGCAGACTTTCCTAATCGTGAACGTCTATTCCAAGACGAATCAAGTAGAGTAGCTTCAGCATTAAAGGTTGGGTTAGGGCTTACCTTGAGAACACAAGATAGTGAAGAGGGTGAATATATTAAACGCCTTGGCTTAACTGAGTTTGAGTTGGGCAGCACATCTAAAGTACCTAGTGTACGTAGATTTGAGAATGAACAACTACGTAGCATTATACCCGGCATTGTGTCTGCTGCACAGGCTTATGAAGAGGCATCTCGTGAGACATATAAAAGTAATACAGAACTACAGAAAGAAATGACTGAGCAAGAGTTTGTTAACAGTCGTATCAGACCATTAATAAAGTCTCAAATCAGAGCAGCTAAACAAGAGTTAACTGATGGTAACACAATTAACTCAGAAGCACCTGCTTACATTGAGGCAATGACTGCATACCGTAGGCTACCAAAGGATATACGTAAAAATGCGGCATCAGAGTTTTTGTTAAGTCGGGGTAGACCTGCTGATGGTGCTAGTGTGGAAGACTTATTTGCCCTTGCTGAGTATGGTAAAGCATTA